CGACGATCAAGCGTATGACACTAAATCCTTTATCGAGAAACGGAATGCGGAGGAACTGGCAGCCAAAAGGAGATAATCCATGGCTTCAAATATAATTAACAGTCAGATGGTCGTTGATGAAAGCTTGAGGGTTCTGCATAACAAGCTGAACTTCATCGGGCGCATCAACAGGCAGTATGATAAAAGATTCGCGCAGTCCGGCGCAAAGATAGGGACTCAGCTGCAAATCAAGCTTCCTATCCAGCCGATAGTAAGAACGGGACTTACAATTCAGACACAGAACATTCAGGAAACAAGCGAAACTCTCACCCTGGCTACAGTGAGGGGTGTTGATCTTATTTTCGACTCCATAGACCTGACCATGAAGATCAACGATTTCAGTAAGCAGTTTATCCAGCCCCAAGTCGCAGTTTTGGCCTCAGTTATAGAGGCTGATGCGTTCAACATGTTCAAGGACGTCTACCAGCTCGTAGGGAGCCCTGGAGCGTCTCCATCTGCATACATTACGTTCTTGAATGCTCAGACTAAGCTGAATCAGTCATTGACCCCTTACGACGAAGAAAGGAATATCATCGTACCTTCGGGAGTCATGGCGACTTCGGTGGACGCGCTGAAAGGGTTTTTCACTCCTACCAACGAAATCGGAAGATATATCAAACAGGGTTACATAAACCGAGACCTTGCCGGTTTTGAATGGTGGAGAAATGAGATGACCCCCGTATTTACCAATGGCTTGAATGGCGGAAGCCCGGTAATCAACGGGGCTAACCAGACAGGCTCTGCACTGATCACAAACGGTTGGACAGCCAACACCACCGTTAACCAGGGAACAGTTTTCACAATCGGGTCAGGAACTGCGGTCAACTTCATACATCCTGAAACGAAAAGTAGTTACGGAGTTGCTCAACAGTTTGTCGTAACAGCTAACTGTACGGCAGATGCTTACGGCAATATTGCAGTCCTTCCGATATCTCCTGCGATTATCCCGATGACATCTTATCCGTCAGGGACTCAGGGCGGACCGGGAACGGTAACTGCATCACCGGACAATGGCGCGAGCATCAGCATTTCGACAGGCACGGCCTCCACATCGTATCAGCAGTCCCTTTGTTTCCACAAGGATGCTTTTACATTTGTGTCGGCAGATATGGATATCCCTAATGGTATGGAGATGTCGGCCAGATCGATGTATGAAGGTATCAGTATGGCTTTCATAAGGGGATTCGATATAGTTAACCGTCAATACATTTCTCGTATCGACGTACTCTACGGTTATAAGACAATCAGGCCGCCGCTTGCTTGTCGGATAACAAGTTAAGGGGAGGTGCATATATCATGTCTATAACACAAGTATCATACTTTAATCCTGATGGCCTCTCCTATGGTACGGGGCCAACTGACAAAATATCGTTTTACAACCCGGGCAACGCATGTTCCATACCGCAGCGTAGCACCCCTTTTCAGCAGAATACTTGGGGCCTGCCCATGGGTCAGGTGATCAGTTTTGCATCAAACATCGGAGCGGCAGTAACGGTTGTTAAAGGAACAACCACAGTAGGAAGCCTCCCTTGCCCGAGTGTAGCGAATAACACCGGCTCAGCAGCTGGCGGCGACTTTGTTCTGAACGTGAGCAAGGCAGTTGCAGTTGCCAATATGGGAATTTGTGCATTCAGGGCCAATGCGGCAGCGACGGTGGAAGTGGTGTTCTGTAACCCCTCTGCGGCAAATGCAACAGCAGCGGCCAACGAAACATATATCACTACTATTATCCGCAATGCTCCGGTGATCTCGGCCACTGTTTCGACTGGGGCAGTCTTGGCTAACACAACGGTAGAGCAGTTCATCAACCTGGCCCCTTCGACCACTGCAACCGGGAACGTGACGTTTAACTCAACATCTGGAGTTCTCACAGGCGTGACTATGGTTACTAACGGCGGCGGGTATGTGATACCTCCAACTGTGGTATTTAGCGCTCCATATCCTGTCCAGTACACGCCTCAGGGTCAGACAACCCCGTGGTTCGTTGCTGATAATCCCGTAGCACCTTCGGGGATTACCGCAACGGGTATAGCAACTATCAATGCTGCGGGTCAGGTTACGGGCGTAATCTTAACGAACAATGGCGGTGCCGGTTACTTCTCGACCACGTTTCCCCCAACTGTTACATTCATTGGCGGCAACGTGATCATGCCCGGTATGTGTTTGGCAGTCAATAAGACTTCTGCCAATACGGCAAACTTGGCTATCGTGAATGCCAGAGTGTCAGGGCCTAACCAGGTAGCGGTTCAGTTTGCGGCTATCGGTGCCAACGTAGCGGCAAATGCCAACGACACCTACCAGTTTATGCCATTCATGACTATGCCTGCTGCCTCGCCTATAATCCAGTTCCAGGCGAATGCTGCAAACTTAACAGTCACGACAGCGAACGTCGCAAACACCACAGCGGTTGCAACTCCTGGGATACTGTCAACAGACATCGTTATGTGTTCTGGCCCAATAGCAGCCAACACTGGGGGGGTGTTTACTTTCCCGCCGCCTACAGCTAATAACCTTGAGCTGTATTATGTCGGTGGTGGAAATACCACATGGACTCCTGCCAATGGAGTCTACAACTGGAACTTGTTCAAACCAGCGCCTCAGCCGCCGGTTCAGACTTGGCAGGTGCCACTTACGTTCTCGAACGCCATTACCGCTAATAGCTGTACTGAGATCATGGTTACGCTGCCTACTGGCGTTGACCTCTACTCCGGTCAGGCAAATTTGGCGGCGAATACGGTATCCCTTGTGGTCAACAAGCCTTCATGGACAGCAAACTTGGGGATACTGGGAGCAAGGGCTAACAGTAATACAACTATCGGAATTACGTTTATCAACACAAGCGGAGCGAATATCACCCCGCCTAACGAAACGTATACGATTGCATCTATTCCTGTTCCATTGCCCACACTCGGTGCCAACGTGCTTGCAGGTCAGGCTATGCAGACTGTCAGCGCGGGATTCAACCAGTTGATGTATCTCACAAACGAGATGCAGCAAACCTTGCAGACCCTGGGACTGATAAGGGGAGCGTAGGAAGTATTAACAATCAACTTGTGGGGGCCTGAAAAGGCCCCTACTTTAAAAGAAAGGAAGTGGCAGTGGAAAAGAAAATACTCTGGACGCTTGACATCAATGAGAAAGACCCCGATAAAAGCTTTGAGCCTGAAATGACAGCTATCACCTTTCCGCTTATGCATCGGTATGCGGACAAGATCGGTGCTGAATTCCGTATTATTAAAGAGCGAAAATTTTCTGAATGGCCGATACCTTGCGAAAAGTTCCAGATCGGGAAGTTGTCCGAGGAAGCAGGAAACGATTGGAATATTTATTTTGATGCGGACACGATGATTCATCCGGATTTTTTTGACGTTACCTCTGTTCTTCACAAAGATACCACGGTATCATACGGCACTGACTTTGCGCCTCAGAGATTCAGACCCGATAAATATTTTATGCGCGATGGCCGGATGACCGGCAAAGGTAATTGGTGCGCGATCGTTTCGGATTGGTGCCTTGACTATTGGCACTTCCCGCCTGATGACCTTACTCCAGCGCAGGCAGTCGCTAATGTATTTCCTTTGCAGGATGAAAGAAATCCTGAAGGGATAAAGATAGATACTATTGCTGATCCCAATAACCCAGGAAAGGTTATCCAAGTATCAAAGAAAATAAAGAAGGTGGTTGTTGACCCTCCTCATCTCATAGACGATTACACCGTGAGCCGAAACATAGCACGATACGGCTTAAAGCATATGTTGATACCGGAAATCCTTGCACGGTATGGCAGACCGGCAGAGGCTAATAATTTAGCTCATCAGTATTTGCTTTTGCCTGAAATGAAGATTCTTTGGATGCAGGAAACTATCAAGCAGTGGGGCGTGCAACTATGAAAGACATAGATGGTTTCATGACAAATATTGACCTGAATGTTCTGACCGAATGGGCATCACGCTTTTCGCTTATCGTAGAAATCGGAAGTTGGAAGGGCAAGAGTACGCAAGCCCTGCTTGCAGCTTGCCCCGGCAAGGTCATAGCCATTGACCACTTCAAGGGAAGCGCGAACCAGATAGACACGGTACACAAGGAAGCTAAGACGGCAGATATTTATAAACAGTTTCATGATAATGTCGGCCATTTTGAAAACCTCAGTGTGATGAGAATGGACAGTAGAGTTGCGGCTAACCTCTTTGCACCTAAGAGCATCGATATGGTTTTCATAGATGGAAGTCATGAATATAAAGAAATCTATGCTGATTTAATAGCATGGGAGCGAGTCTGTAAAACAATGTTATGCGGCGATGATGTTTGGGAAGACGGAGTGCCTAAAGCCCTGCACGATGCCGGAATAAAATACCATTTTGTTAATGGAACGAGTTTGTGGTACTCAATGAAGGAAGGGTAAAATGAAATGTATTGTTGACCATGACACGCTACAAGTGGATGTAACTACGCGCTGTGAGCATACTTGCTCAAACTGCCATCACTTAATAAGACATCATGAAAAAGTATATGACATGACGCTCGACCAGTTTAAAAAGGCCGTGGACTCTTTCGAGGGAATGCCTAAAATGATCGGCGTGATCGGCGGCGATCCTCTTTTATGGCCTCACTTTGTAGAAGCGAGCAAATACCTTCACTCAAGGATTGTCCCCGAGCAGTGCGGCCTATGGACATGTTTACCTCATGGCAAAGAGCATCTCAGGGAAGTGATAGTAGAAACTTATGGCCACATATTCTTGAATGACCATACGCGCCCTGACGTTATGCACAATCCTACGCTCGTATCATCGTGTGAAATGCCTTTCCTTGAATGGTATCGGGATTATCTCATAGACCACTGCTGGCTGCAAGAATCATGGTCCCCTTCAATAGTAGGTGATAAGGCCTATTTCTGCGAGACTGCCGGCTGCCTTTCTTTACTATTAGGCATAGACTGTGGTTGGACTGTAGAACCCGGATGGTGGACAAAGAGTACAAAGCATTTCACTGACCAGATAAATGCCTGTTGTCATTTATGCGGTCAGGCTATGCCTCTCAAGAAGCGGGCGAGCGTGGAAATCATTGATGACATCTCCCCTGCAATGTATGAACGCCTGAAAGATACATCCCCGAAGCTGAAAAAAGGTAAATACAAGATACATGATCTGACCATCTGCAATGACCCGGCTCCGATGGCGACATATAAAGACCCCGCATACCGGGATATTATCGCCGACCGCTACGGGATTTTCTTAACAATTAACCAGCAAGGATTCCAGTCCCCTCACCTATACCGGAACTGGACAAAAGAAAAAAAGGAGAAAACATTATGCCAGACGTAAAAGAAAAAGCCCCTTATGTATTCCAGGAATATCCCCGGACTATGTACCATGTAATCTTAGGGACAAAGAGTGTGCAAAATGAGGATGAACTTTTGGATGCCCTCGAAGATGGGTGGTCTAAAGAGTTTATCGATGTAGGGAAGGTCCAGCAGTTACGGGATGAGATTACAGCTTATAAGAAACTTATTATGGACAAAGAGAAGGAGCTTGATCTGCTTTACAAAGAGGAAGAAAGGAAAAGGGAACTGACCGCGACGTATAACCCAGTGCCTGCTAAAAAACAAGTTGAGGAAACAAAGGAATCAAAAGAACAGATTGAAGTAAAAAAACATGCGGGGCGTCCAGCCGGACATAAGGCTGTCGATGATACGCTCGCTAAAATGGGGGTCTAATTAAATGGCTGCAATATCTACTGCCAATGACATTATCAACAGTGCGCTAAGGAAGATAGGAGTGCTTGACCAGGGGGAAACCCCGTCAGCAAACGAGAGCGCGGATGCGCTAACCGCCTTGAACGTATTTGTTGATAACTTGGCTTTAGATAACATAATGTCCATAGCTCAGACTGCCATCGGGCCATTCCCTACGGTTGCGGGAACTCCTAATTATACCATAGGAGCTAACGAGACTATTAATGTACTGACACCTCCACTGAAGATTAATTCAGCGGTCTATGCTGATACATTCCAGAATGTTTTTGACCTCGATATACTGACGCGGGAACAGTATTACAGCTATGAGGACCGGCTGATTATTACAGGCCCCCCGACCGGATTGTTTTATGATGAGGGTGCCACGCAACAGGCAAATGCAACCGGAACTATTTGGTTATATCCTACTCCTGATACTTCCGGTCCCTATCAGGTGACTATGCAGTGTGACGTCGCATTCGCTGAATTTGCAAGTCTTACGGCGGCTTATACATTCCCATCCGGATATGCCCGCATGTTCATTTTCAATTTTGCCCTCGACATGGAATCGGAATACCCCGGATGCCAGATAACAGATGATATGCGAAGGATTGCACGTGATTCTAAAAACCTCATCAGGCGCGTAAACAGTAAGACCCCTATCGCTACCTTTGAGTTCGGTGGTGGCGGGCAGGGAGTGGGAATCATAACCGCTGGTGACTGGATGAGAGACTAATGAAATGGGATGACTTTATAGGTCCTACTTATAATTCCAGAATCGGCAATGTCGGTATTGACCGCTGCATTAACCTGTACCCTGAATTTGAGCCGGCGACCCAAACCGACAGGAAGCCAAAGGCTTTATTAAATACTCCGGGGCTCGTACTGTACGATAATACACTTGGGTCAACGGTCATTAGGGGGATGCATCAGGCTTCGGGGATACTATTTATAGTAGCTGGCAATCAGCTTTATGCTATCAATTTTCCGGGGATCCCTACAGCGATATCTGGGGCAACACTTACTACTTCAACCGGCAGGGTCAGCATTGTCGATAATGGTGTCCCATTTACCACCGGGGCAGATCAAATATGTATAGCTGATGGCACATGTGTCTATATTTACAATTACGCCGCAGGTGTTTTTACAGGCACATGGACAAATGAGACAACCGCTAATCCTTCGCTAATCTCTGATATGGTGGTTTATATCAATGGTTATTTTATCGTAAACGTGAAGCCGAACTATTTAAGCTACGCTCAGGAATTTTGGGTCAGTAATCTTTATGACGGTACGACATGGAACCCCTTGAATGTATCATCAGCCGATGCAACCCCTGGCTATTTACTGTCAATCATGGTATCTAACCTTTTGGTTTATTTCTTCAAGTCAAACTCCGTTGAGATTTGGTATGACTCAGGTCAAGGGTATCCTCCATTTGCGAGGGTCCCCGGAGTGCTTATAGAGGAAGGGCTTGCGGCTCAGTGGTCAGTGGATAAGTCATCTATTGACAGTTCTCTTTATGGGCTGTTTGGAGGTAATACAGGACTTGCGTATGCCGTTAATATATCAGGTTACACTCCTACTCGCATATCAACTCCAGCAGTCGAATACCAATGGTCACAGTATACGACCGTCCACGATGCCTGGGGTTATTGTTATACGATGGAGGGCCATGATTTTTATGTAATCACCTTCCCTACTGGCAACGCGACATGGGCTTATGACAAGACCATTAACATGTGGCACGAAAGGAGCAAAAGCTTTACGACAACAATGCCTGTTACAGCCAGTAGGCACGTCGGGAATATCTATGAATATTATCCCGCGACGCTCAGTGCTAACACCGTTGGCTATCATCTGTTGGCCGATTACAGCAACGGGAATATTTATTATATGTCAAATACTGTTTATCAGGATAACGGTGGGACCATATCAAGGCTGCGGGTGACTCCGCACATAATAGATGACCGCAAGAACATATTTGTGAGCAGCCTTGAACTCGATATGCAGACGGGCATAACATCTGGGGCCACGTGTTCACTCCAGTGGTCTAAGGATGGTGGAGTTACGTGGAGCGGTCAGTTTACTGTCGGTATGGGTGTTTCATTGGGGGCGCTTACTCGCGTAATATGGCGCAAACTCGGAAGAGCAAGGGATAGGGTTTTCGCATGGAGTACGACAGCCAACGCTCCAATAGGCATAACGGGGGCTATAATTAAGTCTGTGGGAGAAAGATAATGGCTGCAACTCAAAATGTGCCAGTTCCATATGTGCAACCGATAATAAACTCTAATGCGACGGTGACGGTAAACGGGAATAGTTACCCTGTTAATTTTCAGAATACGGCACAGATCACGCCGCCTTGGATGACATTTTTCCAAGCCATTTTTAAGAACTTGCAATCCCTTGATACCGCAATCACTCCCGACAATGGTGATAACTCAATAACCCTTGTCCCTATCGCCAGCCCTACTAACGAAGTCTGGAATACCGCACTGACCGCAAATAGAACGATAAGCTTTACGACTTCACAGAATCTTTATAACGGGGCAACTTTTACGATCATACGGACCGCGGCGGCGACAGGGGCCTTTAATCTGACCGTTGCGGCAGGTAGTGGGAATGTAATTCTACCTCCCGGATACACTTCTACCGTCACCTATAATGGTTCTTCATGGATCGCGACCGCGGCGACTCCGTTAAATCCTAATCAGCTGGCAAACGGAACTTACATAAGTTCCAACGGTATATACACTGGAACGATTACATGCAGTCAGCTGTTGGCTGGCAACCTTGCGGCCAATATAGGATATTTGGGAACGGTATATGCTAACCAGATAAATGCATCGGACCTGTCCGCGATCAGCGCGAATCTTGGAACAGTGACGGCAGGGTCAATATATTCAGGATTTTTTAGTACCGGTTTAAGTTCAAATAATACGTTGCCGTTTATAACTCTCAGCAATGCAACAGGTCTGTTGGATGCATACAGTGCCAATGGAGACCTGTTTTTGGAAATCGGAGTAAAACCACAAGGTTTCCCACTTAATGGATATAATGGGTATCTAAGTATGATAGATAGCGGTAATAACACAATAGCTGACCTCGGTTATTTTTCAAGTTTACCTTATCGTTTTGGAATACAAACAAATGGTAATATTTACTGTCAAAACGGGTTTATTAGCCCATCGGGATATACAATTTCTAATTATTCTGCAAATGGGGCGCTGTCTGGAGCCAGGTGGTTTTTATATACTGATTTAAGTAATAATTCAGCTTTTGCGGCTTCAAATGTTACAAATAATTTTATTTTTT